CGCTCGGCCGGGCAGAAATCCTCAATCAATTCAACGCGGAAAAGAACCCGACCCGTCGGTCGGAACTGCTCCGCAAACTCGGACTGTAATCCAGTCCACTAGGAGAACACTACAATGGCCAACTCAATCGGAACAACGAATGCCAATGTAATCGCTCAGAGGGCTCTCGAGATCCTCGTGGCAGATTACAGCTTCCTGAGAAACTCCGTAACGGATTTTAGCAACGAAGCGGCAAAATACAACGCATCAGTCTTTACCCACCGCATCTCTGCGACAACCGCCCAGGATTATTCCCAGGCTAACGGTTACGTAGCGACTGCGACCACTCAGACAGACGTGCAGATCACTCTAAACAAGTTCAAGCACGTTTCGTACTCTGTGGACGATCAAGAGCGCACCAGCTCCAACATCAACCTGATCGAGCGTTTCGCCGGCGCAGCCGCGCATGCTCTCGGCTTGCAGATGGTTGGCGACTTGCTGGCCCTTGTAACTTCCAGCACCTTCACCAGCGCATTGACGGTTGCTTCCAGCGCCTTCTCCTACCGTTCGGTAGTGTCGGCCGGAATCACCCTCAACAACAACAACGCCCCGGTCAACGGCCGGTACGCTGTTCTTAGCCCCAGCTTCTACGGCGCTCTCTTGAACGACAGCACCGTGGTGGCGAATCCTCAGATCACGGGCGACCTAGTCCGCACGGCTGGGATTGGCAACGTGGCTGGATTCAACATCAACCAGTACAGCGCAGTGCCTTCCAACAGCATCACGCTCGGCGGATTCTTCGCCCAGCAGGAAGCCTTGTTGATCGCGGCTCGCGTTCCTGAAGTACCCACAGGCGTTCCGATCCCTGGAACGATTGACGTGGTAACGGAACCCCGCACTGGCCTTTCCGTCCAAGTTCGTGAGAACTACGACGTGGTTAAGGGCATGCTGCAACGCACCTACGCTCTGATCTACGGCGTGAAAGCCGGAGAGCCGAACAGCCTCGTGCGTATCAACGGTAGCTAATTCACTCGGGGAGGGCGGTGAGCTGAAAGGCTCACCGCCCTTTCCACTTTAAGAAATCCTCTCATGTCTGAATTTACTGAATGCCTCAAGGAAAGTCTGGCCGCTCTATACGAGCAAACTGGCACGGCCGCCACTATTGGATCTACAAGCGTTACTGGAATCTTGTCTGCAATAAGCCGAAAAGAGAACGTGGATTTAGGCGGGTTTGATTTGGATTTAAATTCCACCTTTACAATCGACGTGGGCAACTTGGCCACTGCGCCAACAATCGGATCTATTTTGCGGGCAAACTCAATCAGCTATCGGGTGGCATCCATTGATACTTCCGTTGGTAGTTACGTGCTTGGGTTGCGAGAGGTTTAGAATGGCTACTCGAAATCCTAAAATCTCTATTTACGCAATCGCCGGGCACGAAGCGCAATTCATGGAGCGCTTTGTAACGGCATTTTTACCATACTGCGATGAGCTGGTAATTTGCATAGCCCAGGGCGCTCGACCTGACGATGGCACGCGGTCAATTGCCGAGAAGTCAGGGGCCAAGATAGTTGAATATAAAAACGCACCTGCAGGCGCGAGCTGGCCGCACGTCGACAACTTTGCCGCCGCCCGCAACACCGCACTGGATGCCTGCACTGGCGACTATGCGGTATGGGTGGATTGCGATGACTTGCCACATAAAGACCTCAAAAACGCGTTTAAAAGGGGCGTAGAAGCGTTTGAGCAGAATCCCAAGCTCGGCATCTATGCTGGCGTCTATGACGTTATAAACGCCTCTTTACGCCCCGTACGCGAGAGGATGGTAAGGCGTATAGATGGCGTATGGTCTGGAAAGTGGCATTATGCGGTGCATGAGGCGCTGTTGCCTAACGCTGAGCTGGAATCTGTGGGCGAGCAGGCGGTTTGGGTAGAGCATCACCCTGGCGGATATAAGCCAAACAGCGCCGACCGCAATCTACGCATCTTGCAGGGCCAGTTAAGCGAGGCAGGCAAGTATGCGTACTACTACCAGCAGGAATTATTCCTAGGAAATCGCAGGGTTGAGTCGGAGCCGTGGTCACACGTTGCGGCCGTCTGGCCAGGGCAAGAGGCAACGCTGGCTTACGAGGCCGCATGCAATCAGGCCACAGCCACGCAAGATCGCAACGTTCGGATTGGCCTATACCAAAAGGCACATCAGATGAACCCTGGGCGCAGGGAAGCGATCTACTATTTAGCCAGGGAAGAGGCCAGCGTGGGTGCGTGGTTACAGGCTTATCACTTGCTCAAGTCTGCAATGGTTCAACCCGATCCTGGCGTTAGAATCTGGAACGCTCAACGCACTGTGTACGACTTTGAGTGCATCGATTTGTACCTTGCGGCCTGCAAAGCCGTTGGAGACACAACCGAAGCTCAAAAGATTGAAAAGATGTGGCGGGCACAGAAGCCGGTAAAGATTACCGTTTGCCACGCAACGCGAGGACGCCCACAGGAAGCCATCAACGCCCGCATCTTGTGGATGAAAAAGGCGGCAGATCCAGCCTCAGTCGAGTGGATCTATTCAGTCGACGATGACGATCCTAAAGCCGACATGCTTAAAAATTGGGGAATAGTTAAAGGTAAGGGTGGGTGTATTGCCGCATGGAACAGAGCGGCCGAAGTAGCCCGTGGAGAGATTATCATTCAAGGCTCCGACGATTGGGATCCTCCGCTGCACTGGGATAAAATAATTAGCGATAGGATTGGAGATACCAGCAAGCCCAAGGTGCTGGCGATTTCCGACGGCTACCGCAAAGACGATCTGCTATGCATGGCAATCCTCACAAAAGCACGGCTGCAAGATCAGGGCGCCATGTTTGCCGCTGAATATGACGAATGCTCTGGCATTTGGTCAGATAACGAATTTTCTAAAAGAGCCACATACGATGGCGTGATCATTCCAGCCAAGGACATCGTATTCACTCACAATAATCCGATCTTTACTGGCGCAGCGCAGGACGCGGAATTTAAACGCCACAACGCCAAAGAGAACTATGAGCTTGGCGAAAAGATATTTAAGGAACGTAATCCGTGATTTACACCCACAACGCACTGCGCCTAGGCGACAACTTGATGCAGTTAAACTTTCTACGTCGGCTATGCCTGCAAAATCCAGATCTCGAGATTACCCACTATCACAATCCAGAGCTGTGCAAGTTTGAGGAGATTGATGCCTTGCGTAGCGACATGTCTTTACGGCTACGCATTCGACCAATCAGCGAAGCGCCAGCTGATAGTATTGATTCCTGGCGGAATGTAGGCGGGTATTGGGAGCGTCACCCCGACAAATTAAACTTTGCCAAATTTCATCTATGTTGGTTTGAGGAACTGTCCAGCAGGATGTGCGTAAAGAATCCGATCCGGAAAGCCCACGATCTTCTGTTTGACTATCCAGCCCTAGATTCTTTTATTCCGATGGCGCCAGACTGCGACATTGTCGTGATAAATTCGCCAGGGCTTTCTGGACAATTTACAAACTTTAACCCCGACGATTTTCGCAACCTAGTATCTAAACTAGTTAGCAAGGGCCATCGCGTAATCAGCACAGTCGATACTGGATTATGCCCGGCATTTGATAACAAGAATGTGACTTGGATCGGGGCGACGGCTGCAAAGGCTAAAGCCGTCATCGGAACATCCACCGGGCCGAGCTGGCCGTGCCTAAACGTTCATAACAAAAATGCCTTCCATTTGCTGTGTGCAGATACAGAGACAGTCATATTTACCAAACGCGGTCAGATGGCTAGGAGCGCATTTCACGCCCTGCACATTCTTGAAGAGGAAGGCTTACTGTGAAGAAGGAGCTGACTCAGGCGATGGACTTATTGGCGGCCGATCCAGCCGTTAGGTTTATAGGCTACGGGGTGAAGATAGGCGGCCGGGCGGCAGGCACGCTTAATAATGTTTCGGATGCACAACTGATCGAAACGCCTGTCGCTGAAAATCTGATGGTAGGACTAGCCACGGGCCTGAGTTTAGCCGGGCTAAAACCCGTCGTCTTTATTGAGCGGATGGATTTTATTCTCAATGCACTGGACGCCATCGTGAATCATCTAGGCGCAGCCCAGCACATTAGCTGCAATCAATTTAAGCCGGCCGCCATCTTGCGGGTAGTTATAGGAAACAAAAACAAGCCGCTCTACACGGGGCCAACCCATACGCAGGACTTCACCGAGGCTATTAGGAAAATGATCGATTTTCCAATCGTCGAACTAAAGAAGGAAAGCGTAGTGAGCGAATATCAAAACGCACTGCACAGACTGAGCGCCGGGACATCCACCATGCTGGTCGAGCGAAAGGATGAGTGGTGAAGCAGAACAAGTACAGCGACCTTAAAATCTTTTCGTTCCCAGAAAAGATTGCCAGCTTTCGCGACGATATTATCACCGCACCCATCTACGTGCGGATTAAGCCGACCAATATCTGTAACCACGCATGCCGTTTCTGCGTTTATTCTGACGGCACAACTCGGCCCAAGGATCGGCCTGACTTGCACCTACAGGCTGGCATGCACACCAGCATGAACGAGCGGGACGTGATGCCACGAGATAAGGCGCTAGAACTAATAGAGGATCTTTCAAGCATGGGAACAAAAGCCGTCACCTTCAGTGGTGGCGGAGAGCCTTTGCTGCATAAAGACATTGTCGAGATTATGACTAAGACACTCTCGTCTGGGCTGGATCTATCCATTATTACCAACGGGCAACTGCTTGCGGGGGAAAGGGCAGAAGTATTGGGCAAGGCAAAGTGGGTGAGGATTTCGATGGACTACACAAGCGCAGAGCAGATGTCGTCTAGCCGTAACGTGCCCGACAGATCGTTCGATTCCGTGATGCAGAATATAAAAAACTTTTCCAACACGAAAACAGAGAGCTGCGATCTTGGGATTAACTTTATTATTACCCGCTACAATTATGAGGGACTAGTTCCGTTCGCTAAACAGCTCAAGGATTCAGGCGTAAGCAATGTCCGCTTCTCTCCCGTGTACGTGCAGAACTTTAAAGAATATCACAACACGATTGCCACCAGGGTGAGGGAGCAACTGGCCGAATGCCAATCCTTTTGCGACTCAGATTTTACCATCAACACGACCTATGATTTGGATAGCCCAAGTAAATCGCCCGTTCGGCCATTCCATCGCTGTCTTTACGCTCAGGCCGTTTGCGTGGTAGGTGCGGATCTTAATATCTACGCATGCCACAATACCGCATACAGCAATCACGGCCGAATCGCCTCAATGAAGAATCAATCATTTAGCCAAGCATGGTTCGGAGAAGAGGCGAGAGCATGGCATAAAAACTTTAACCCTGGCGTCAGTTGCCTGCACGAATGCGCAAACCATGCCAAGGTAGCGCTGTTTGAAAAGCTGGCTACCGATAGTCACGACGCCTTCGTATGAACAAGCAGGATCTGATTAATTTTGAACTGCGCATTAAGGCGCTATTCGAGCAAGGCAAGCTGCCATATCTGATTCACCTATGCGGTGGTAATGAAGATCAGCTCATCGAGATATTCAAAGACATAAAGCCAGGCGATTGGATCTTCTCAAGCCACAGATCCCACTATCACTATCTGCTCGCCGGCGGAGATGCTGACGTGCTCGAGCAGATAATTAGAGAGGGTCGCTCCATGTTTGTCTTTGACCGTAAAAAGAATTTCTATACGTCAAGCGTGTTGGCCGGCACTTGCGGGATAGCGGCCGGAGTGGCGCACACATTAAAAGAGCAGGGAAGCTCGGCAAAGGTGTGGTGTTTCTTGGGCGATGGAGCTGAGGATGAAGGCCATTTTTATGAGGCCGTAAACTACGTGGCCGGGGCGGATCTACCCTGCACCTTTATTATCGAGGATAACGATCGATCCGTGGATACGCCGAAGGCAGCCAGGGGAAAGGCCACGATGACTTGGCCTGATTGCGTCAAGCGATACCACTACACCCCAACATTTCCGCATGGTGGCGCTGGATGTAAAACCATGGTCACATTTGATCCGTCCATTCGCCCGATCTGGTGACAAGAGGAGTTTAGAATATGCCCGCCGTCACCATGCTCGATCGTCTAATTGAAGCTGCTTTTCAAGAGCTTCTATCTGCAACCGTAACTGGGCCGACATATCATTTATCCCACGACAAAACGGAAAACATGCCGCCATCTATTGTAATAAAAGCAATGTTAGGAACCGAAGAGCCGGTGCAAGGATCTGGCGTGTTTAGCGTGCCAGTTGAAATTGTGGTGGATGATTCTTATGACGATATAACCGTCGAGGCTCACACTCAAAAATGCTCGAAGATTCTGCAGTGCTTTTACGATTCTTCCAGCCTGTCATCTAGGCTTAATGCCACAACGGCCATTGGATCAGCTCGCACCTATAGCGCGAAACTGGAATCTAGCGAAGCCAGCGCCAATAACGAGGAGCGCAGCTACACGCAAAACTACAAACTTACAGTCATTGCCTACCCCAATTCCATTGCGAGTTGACACCAATAAAAGAACATTATGGCAGCAACAACTATCGGAACGAGCGGTTTAAGTTTTGGAATTACGGCTGAATCGGGCGGTCTTGTTCAGTCATTTACTGAGACGCGGAATGTTCAACGCGCAGAAGTACGCAATCAGTCTGGGGAAGTTGTTGCCGCAGCTATGTATAACCCTACTGATACCTTTACTTTTACCACTACGGCAACAGGCAGCTATGCGACTACGGCCGGAGCAGTGATCACTACTTTGGCTAACGCCACAAGCACAGGCGGGAAAATGATTGTCGATTCAGTAGCGACCAACAAAAGCTCTGACGGATTTGTTACTGTTAACGTGACCGTCACTCGCTTCCCCAACATGTCCTAACCGCCTCTGGCGGGCATGAAATCCTCTTACTTATGATTGAGACATTTTGGGGAACAACAAATTTAAAAGTAGCCGCAGCTGTGGCTACCTATGGGGCAACCCTTAGGGCCGTCGATCCAGTAACCTGCATAGTTAAAGACGGGCAACGCCAGTTTACCTTTTGGTTTAATGATGCTGGCACTGGTAGCGCAAAAGAAGAAATGGAATGCAGCTGGGCTCAAATGAAATCAGAGCCTGAATCGGCTATTCGCTATATTAGAGCTGCCCTAGAAAATCGCGAAACACTGCTTGGCCTTATGAAGCGTGCCGAGCCAATTATCGCAATTAAACGCGGTGAACAGACCATTCTAGTTAGCGAGCGTGCAAAGCCAGAACTTAAGAGGGCACTCCTCAATAAAATGTGATGGACGACAATTCTTTAGACCTAGAACTAAATAACGCCTTTATTAGTCCTGCGAAAACGTGGCAAGGGCAAGAGCTTGCGCCTTATACGGAAGGATCTCGGCTTATTATGAGCCAGGTACGGAACAAAGAGGATAGTGGGTTATTTTTTATCTATTCATTCCTATTCATTCATTTGGAGCTAAAGAAAAATCGTAAGGCACTATTGCGCCTAGCCTGGAACATTGATGAGTTTAGATCGAGCGTCATGGACTTTGCGTGCACAATAAAAGATAGCGAAGCGGCTACTGCTTTTGTTTCATCAATATTTGATGAAGCCGCCAAAGCTCAGTATGAAATTGTAGACACTAGTGGCGGCCAGCTGGCTCCACCGGGAAACGCCTGACGCCAGCGGATGCCGCTATGGGCGCATTTCCGCTGGCTCAAGAGTTTGGATGGTCTTTTGAATATATCTTATGGGATCTACCTTTAAGCCTATTTCATCAGGCTCATTCTTGGCTTTTCTGGAAGAAGGGCATTCCTATGAGATATTTTCATAAAACAGAACAGGACAGGGATGACATAGCTCGCCTGCTTGGGATATGACTGCCAATAAAATCACAGTAGACAGTGCCATGGCCGCATTACGCACAGAGATGAAAGACTATTTAGCCTATACATCAAAAAGCGTAGAAGAGGCATTAGCTCATACTGCACGTAAAGTAATATTAGGGGCAGGCGGTGGAGATTATGGAAACAGAAAGGAAGGGCTTTACGGGCTCACCCGTTCACTTGCATTTAAAAAACGCACTGAAATTGACGCCATGATGGAAGGCAAAAACTATCGGATTAAACGCATTTACTCCAGCAGAGCAATTGGCGGAATGGGCGCTCCGCTTGCTGGAGGATCAGGATTAAGCGGCAAAATGTATAGATCTTCAGATAGCGCAAACTACAAAAAACAAACTTCCGCTATGTTTGCGAAAGGAATTTTAACCAGACCAAAAGGAACTAAAGAAATTATTTACACGCGTAAAAAGGACATTGATTACACGACAAGCGAGGCAATGCGTCGATTTAAATATTCCCGATTTTTGTCCGTAGGATGGTTGCCCGCTACCTATGTCTGGAAAAACTTGTGGAAAACAGGAATGGTAAAAACATCCGCCCTAAAGTCTAATTCGTCTAAATATGGTTCGATTGAGTTCTCTGGAAAGGACTACGGGTTTTCAGTTGTCATTACAAACCTTTTGCCAGGCTTTAATGTAGTCGATCAAAAATACAGCATTGTTGCAAAAGCGCTGGCCAATACCGCTCAAGATATTCGCACCTATCTTGCTGGGAAATTTAGTTTTCGTAGGGATTGGAAGTTTATTAAGGGGCAACCAGTAGTCGCATGAGCGCAACAATCAGAATTGATGCGGAAGGATCCGCCCCAGAGTTTGCCGATAGGGTGGCAGGAGCCTTTGATCGACTATCTCTTTCAGAAGGTAAAGTTAAGGGCGCAATGCGTGGCATTAGCAGCGCATTGGACGGTGCGACAAGCGCGGCCGATCTAGCCACAAAAGGCGCTGACATTCTTGCGGACAAGCTAGTTAAGGGGGTAGGCGGGGCAGCCGCGGTTGGGGCTGGTAAGCTAATTGCAGACGCAATGCGTCGCGTTGGGGCAGATCTAACTGCCGCAGCCGATTCAGCCAGCGCAGCGTCCAAAGCATTTAACGCCCTAGACTTTAAGAGCGCCATAGCCTCTTCCGCTCAAATGAGCTCGGCTATTGATAAAATAAGAGCCAGCGCAGATGCGATTCGTGAGTCTCCAAATCCATTTGTTCAAATTGCTAATTACGCCACAGGGGCCGCCAAAAATATGGACGAGCTGGCCGAGGCAACTGAACGAGAAAGGCAAGCTCTTATGGGCCTAGCCGCTCAGCAGGATCGCATGTCTGCCGAATCGAAGGTTGGCAAAACACCCGGTCAGCGTGCGGAAATGGATAGATTGGCTCAAAATAAAAAAGAATTAGATCAGGCAAATCTAATTGCAGATCCTTTAATTCGAGAAAGAGCTAAGTCAGATATTGCAAGGCGTCAGGCCGCTGAAGAACAGATAAAAGAGGATGATCGTCACGCAAAAGCTGTTGAACAGGTAGGGAAAGAAGCTGCCCAACAAGATGAAAAACTTAGGGATGCAGCCGCAAAGGGAGATGCAGAAGCCAGAAAAATTGCGGATGAATTTGATGCCAAAAAAGCAGAAGAAGCCAAAAAGGCTGAAGAGGATGCAGCGAAAGCTAAAGATAAGACCGATCGTGAATCTCGATTTACTTATGGTGGCGGTGGTGGCGGAGAAGGCGACAGATATTCTGGCATGTCGTCTCGTGATGTTGCCGCCCAATCTGAGTACGGCCGTCAAGCAAACAAACAAAGCGATCTAGCAACCGCGCGAGCGGTCAAAGAAGAAAACTCCAGAGAGGCGCAGAGATCATTGGACGAAACAAAAGCAAAGATAAGAAAAGAACGCGATGCCGCAGACAAGTATCAATCACACAAAGACGATCAGATCAGCAATGTGGATGCGCTAAATAGGCAACGAGCCGATCGAGAAGCGGCAGAAAAAAAGGCAAGAGAAGATCAAAGAAAGGGAACTACAAAAGCTGAGACTGATAAAACAGCAGTAGGCGCAAGCGGTGAAAAGGGAGCTGCTAAAGGTCAAACTGGGAGCGCCGATAAAGGATTAGGAGACATCTATACACTACTGGAAGATAATTTAAAGGAAATGCGAACTTACGCTTTCGTAAAATAAATATATGGCAACTTCAATACTTGGCACTTTTCCAATCCTAAATCACAAAAAGTCACAGACAGATGAGTATGGTTTTGATTACGTGTCTTATCAGTACACAATAAAGACATCAGACTTAGCCAAATACACAATTAAAAAGGACGATGTCTTTACGGGAATTGAGTCTTGGAATGGGAAATCATTTGCTAAAAGCCAAAGTTTGGGTTCAGTTTACGTTGTAGATAATGTAGAAACGAAAAACACGTCAGGCGGGCTTACGGAACTAACAGTAAATACCGTTGGATCAAAAAATGATACTGAAGTAAATTCTCCGAGAATTTCGCTTTTGTTTGGTGGGCCACTTATATTTGGATTATCAGGAACTCCTCAAGCTGGTCAAATATTTGGATATGGCAAGGCTGGTGCTGGGCAAAATATTGAAATTAAATTCTTAGCTATTGGCGGTGCTGCAGGGCAACAAGCACTATATACCACTTATATTGGTTCTATTATGCCAGCAATATTCAGAGGCATTTCACTTCCTGTTCCAGCACTAGCTCCTGGCAATTATTCCGATTTAAGATATTTAGACCCAGAAAATGGAGATTATAGAAAAATTGGATATGATGTGTATTATTATGGTTTTGTTTGTAAATCAATTCTGACTGAAAAGCGTGGCAACCTTCTTTTGGCAACACTTACATTTTCTGAAGCAGGTTATGCTATGGCTTATAGCCAGAGTGGCCAAAATGTTACTGGAACAAGATTTTACGATTTTCCGCGTATAGGATAAAATATGCCAAGAGAACCAAAGCTAGATATGTTGCCAGACAAAGAGATGAAACTGTCTGGTGAGCATTTTCGCAAAGTAGTAAGGCGGATTGAATCAATTGTGCCTGTTGCTGGTGATGGCATAAAAGTTGAGTCGATAGAAGGTGGACACAAAATAACCAATGACTCACCAGCACCTTTTGGGCCGTGCGGATTCATCGCACAAGGTTATGCTCTTGTATTTGATACAATAGATTTAAATGTGTGTAGCAATGGCAGCCCAGACACCATTTCTGTTGTAATACTTGCAAATGGTCGCAACTCTTTTGCTGAAGTTTGCGAGGGGATTGGCTAGGTGACAAGTAAGGTAGATTATGGCAAGCAACATTGATATTCTTTTAGACAAATCTAGCGGGTTACTGATTGGCGGCTCAGCTCCAGCAGGTGTTTTGCCAGCCTTTACAAGAAATGATGTCTACCCGTTCCGTTTGCGCGTTCTTGAACGAAATGTAGACGGTTCATACACAGATGCAGTTCTTTCTAGCCCATCATTTTCACTTGGCATTGGTAATATCGACGCGGTAGCAACTGATGGTCAATTTAAATTAACAACAACAACAGGCACTTCTACAGCAATATCATTTAATGCCACTACAGCCCAGGTTCTTTCTGCGGTAAGCGCTATAGCTGGGAATGTCGGCGTAACCACGTATGGCGATACTGGATCTGCCTGGATTATCACGGCCGCCACTGCCAACACGGCTCTTAGCTTTGGAGCACTTTCATTTACTCTGTTTCCGTCTGCGGCCGTTCAAATAAACACGCGGAGAGCGCCAGCAGCTTCTGTTTACGCACAACAAATTATATCTTTAAGCAGAAATCCGGCTGTTTTCTCAAACTCATTCACGCCTGTATCGGGCGATGGAATTTCTCTTACAAAAATTCAGGATGGATCGTCAACTTTAAACGAAACTTATTCTCTTAGCATTGGGAATGACGTTTATGGCGGGTCATACAGCCTGGCTTATGGCGGATATTCGGTTGGCATTCCTTACGATCAAAGCCCAAACAATGTTGGTTCTGCTTTGTCTGCTGTAACTGGTATTGGCGCAGGCAATATATCTGTTGTTAGCGATTCAAAAAGGGGATTGATTATATCCTTTGTTAATGGTCTTGGGCTTCAAAACGTAACGACCGCACTTGAGCTAGACTCTTCTGGGATACAAACCTACAGCTGGTATACATCAACCGTCACAATGTCTACCAGCGAAATGGAAGAATTGTTTAACGAATCCGGGACAGACACGATTACGCCAACGCTAGAAATTGAAATGACGGAGAGCGGACAAACCAAAACTCTTCTTCAATATACTGCAACAATAAGCAAAGATTTAATCCTAACAGGATCACTAGTTCCAGCTGACCTTGCTTTATACTATACAAAGGCTCAAGTAGATTCAGGATTTATCGCTGACTCCGCGACAAATGTTAATGCATCTAATAGGTCGCTCAAATCTTCTTCTGGTGTTACTGCGGTAAATTACGGAGGCCGAACGCTAGTAAATGCCGCTGGTTCAACTGTAGTAAGCTTTGCAACTGGATTGCAACTATCTGGCAATCTTGGATTTTACGGAGCAACGGTTACCGCTCAGCCAGCCAATATCAATGTTGTTTCTGGTTTAATAAATACTGGACTTATCGCAAACGGAACGACCTATGGAGTAATGCCTCAATCCACAAGGACACTTACCACATTGACTTCAGTTACATTTGGAACGGTTGCTGTAAACGACCAACATTATCGCGACGTGGTGGTTACGGGTGCGGACGTAAATGATATAGTCCTTATTGGTTTGCCTGCGGCAGTTTCTGCTGGTGCAATAATTCAAGGCGTAGCCTACAAAACAAATACGGTCTGTCTTTCGTGCACAAATGCAGACAATGCTTCGATTGCCGTAAACACAGCCACCTACCGAATTTCTGTCATCGGTTATTAACGCAGGGCAAATGCCCTAAAGAAATCCTATGGGGAAAGTTCTTCACGCCAGTAAAAGCGGATATTTCCCATTTTGCCTTCAACCTTTTTCTTCCGAGGGATCCTTTCATTTTACAACAGCAACTCTTGAAAACGCTATGAGGGCGTTTTGGGTTTTGCGATCTTTTTCAATAACTGGCTCATATAATACTTTTGATAGCAGTAGGGACTTTAATATTGTTTTGTCTAATACTGCTTCCACGGAAGAAGAAATTGTTTGCAATCCAATCTGGGAAGTTTCTTCTTATTCAAACTTAAACACAGAAAGCATCAATGGCTCGTGGTACAGCGGCAATAATTTCTATACCTATGGGGATTTGATAGTTCCAGATTATTCAATTTCTGCCATTTACGAAGAAGGTGGCGGCGCTGGATTTGCAATAACTTCTTTAGATTATTCGGATTATGCGGAATCTTTTAGCTTGGAAGGCATGACATTTTATGGAACCAGTGGTGGTGCTTCTGGATTTTCAATAAATCCTATTTCATATTGGTCTTATGGAGAGACATACGATACAACTACTGGCGAGTCGTTGTGAGTTGCTCCGCCTGCCAAAAGGCCAGGGGTTTTGCTAGTTCTCTTGGAGCTTGGGCTAAAGCCGGAATGCCAATAGCAAGCCAACAAATACTCCGCCTAAGGCTAGAGACTTGCAAAGCTTGTGAGCATTTTAAAAGTCCAATATGTAAGAAGTGCGGGTGCGTAATGATCGCAAAAGCTAGGATGGCCACTTCTAAATGTCCTGAAGGTAAATGGTAGTCTTTGACATACGCCATCCAGAAGTATGGCCGCTGGCGTCTATAATCTTACTATTGAACAGGGCGTTGATCTTGCGCTTGAAATCGCAGTTAAAGACTCTACTGGAGCTACTTATTCGCTAGCTGGATCCACGGCTGCCGCTCAGATTCGCGACACCTATAACGGAACACTGCTGGCCACCTTTGCGGCCGTCACTGCTACCGGCACGACCGGCAGCCTCACTTTGGCGTTGAACGCTGCTACGGCCTCTGCGTTACCTATCAGCGGTGGAAAGTGGGATCTGCTTCTGACTACATCGGCCGCAACTAAAATCCGCCTGTTGCAAGGCTCTGTAACCATTGCAGGTGAGGTTACTGAATAATGCCGATTACTGCCACAGTATGTGGCCCAGCTAGTATTACGGTTGCGGTTAGTGGGCCATCTAGCGTAAGCGTTGCGGCTGGTACGCCTATTGTTGTCGGCCAAGCAGGCGCTGCTGGCGTTACTACTGCTACAGCCGTGGCGCTGGCAATTGCCCTAGGATGACAAGGAGTCAAAGAAAATGAAGCAGATCTGGCCTAATTACTCTTATTCGCCCGCTACAAACGTCCTTACGCTCACAGGGCTAAACATAGATCGCGACCAGCTTCTACTTGTAACGGCCGCCGATCGCGGACGGATCATGTACAACTTTGCAGATAGCTCAGTTACAGCCTCCGCTTTTACGTCGGGCGCAAATACCGCGCTCACCTTGGTTGCAACAACGGCCGGGCTAACGACCACCGCAGCTCTAGTCATCTACTACGACGATCAGCTTGCCAGTACCACGGTCACCGTCAGCTCTCTCCCAGCCATCTCTGGCACGGTGACGGCAAACATTTCAGGTATAAACCTATATGATCAAGGAATTTTAGACGGAGGTGATAATCTAAAGGTTGGATTATATTCAATAAATGGAAATGATGCCCCTGCTTGGTTAGCTGATGGCGGGGGTAATGTTCCCATCTCTGGCACGGTTTCTCTTGGAATACAACAATCTGATGATTCGGACGTAAACATTAAATTCCTTCCAATAGGATTTGCACAGTCAGATGGCGGCGGGATGCTTGATTATTGGGTTGGAGTTAAGCAAACAAATCCACTGCCAGTTTATTTGCCATCAACCTATTCTCTCCCAACTGGCACAAACCGCATCGGCGTAGTCACGATTGGCGGGGGAACAGTAACGATTGGAGCGGGGACGGCGCAGATCGGAAGCGTAACGGCAAGCATCAGCGGAACAGTGCCTGTGTCCGGCACATTCTGGCAGACGACACAGCCAACATCCCTGGCATCCTTGCCGGCTCTAGCTGCAGGTACGGCTCAAATTGGTTCTGTTACCGCATCCATTTCTAATTCGGCAGTAACAGTTTATCCGGCACAAGGAACAAGCGTAACTAATTCAAATTTTACCAGCCTAACTTCTTCTACTTCTCTTGTGTCTGCGGTTGCAGGTAGAGAAGTGCTAACCGTATTTAATGAAGGGGCTGGCAATTTACACATCTCGCCTGGAGCTACCTGTACAACTGTAGCTTACCAAGTGCGTCTATCGGCTGGTGATTATTGGGAATGTCCTGCGGGACAACTTTCACTGGCTCATACTGCAGTATTCGCTACTGCTGGAACGGCTAGAATAACGGAAGTTAACTAGGGTTAGGCTATGCCTCTTCAAAAAAATCTAACCAATACCTTTGCCATTAAGCCTAATTCAAAAGGCTCAAATTATGTATTCCAAAAATTTACAGATTTTTTAGAAGGAGAAGAAACAGGAACAAACGGAGCAAGTGTTTTGGTTGGCGATAACGGCTCAATCTTTGAATTGCGATTCGCAACAACTGGCGCAAGGACGGGCGTTGACTCAACTTATTTAAGCCCAACATCGCAACTTGAACCTGCTATCGGTATTCGTTTAATCAGAACAGGTGGAACGATAAATAATCGCGGAACGCTTGGAGTGCAGCAATCAGGTCATTTACCGTCAAATAACAATCAAAATTTTCTGTATGCCATGCGCTTTGGATTTTCATCTGTTTCTGACATAGTGTTTAGAATGGGTACTGCTGGTGGGTGGACTTCCGACATTTGGGCGGCCACAGATTCGGTCGGCTTTGAGCTGGACACCTCATTATCTGCAAACTTTCAAGCAATGAAGGGAACTTCAGCCAGTGTATTGCAAAGAACTGATACAGGCATAGTCGCTTCCGCAAGTAAATCGTACATAATGAGCGTTGAGCTTATTACTGCAACAAGTTATAACTATAGAATCTGGGAGCAGACAGCAGCAAACGCATCTCCAACACTTGTCTACAACCAAACTCTAACTACTAGCGATCAAAACGATTGGGCGTTCGTATTTGGGATTAAGACACTAGCGGCCGCAGACAAGGTGCTTTATGCAGATTGGTTTTTGGCTAGGTACTTTAATACTTTAACGCCAGCTAGTAACGCAATCAGATTTCCATTTGATTTATGAGCTTGCTGGTTCTGACGGCATCCTTTTTGCTATGCTCCTGCTCGCCAAAGACAGAGGACAACAATGTTTTACCACGATACAGCGACATGGGTGCAGCTACCGACGCAGGCCAGGTGAAATGAATGACTGCGCCGGACTCAGCCGAATGGCGTGAGCTGGAAAGCTCGCTCCGCTATCTTGAGAACGAAGGATTCATAGAGCGCTGGCGCGATAAGGATGGCGTCGAATGGGTTAGGATTGCGGAAGGAGCGGAAGGGCTATGAGTACCGACCAGGTCGCTGAACTTTCGGAACGATTGAGCCTAGTCCGCGAATCAATCGCAAGGATCGAAACCCGCCAATCGGTAATTCTGGATTTATTAGAAAGGTCGCAAGCTAGCCTAGGTGAGTATCACGGCCGTTTGACTAACATGGAGCGCGACGCTCACACGATTAAAACAAAACTGTGGTTAGTGGCGTTAGTTTCCGGCGCAGTATTTAGCACGATATGGGAACTGCTAAAACGCCGCCTGTCGTTTTGACACCCTGCAAAGGGCATGGAACAACTCATCCCCACCCTACTTAGCGTCGATTGGCTCGGCGTGCTCGGAGCCGTTACCGCGCTCCTAACGGCAGTGATCGCAATCGCGTCCTTCATTCCTGGCGACCAGCCTGAAAAATCCCTGCAAGCCGTGGTGGACGTGCTTTCACGATTCTCGCGAAAATAGTCGCCCATGATCGCCGGAATACTAACGGCGTTGGGCGGGATAATCGGAATCGTGCTCTGGTTTTTAAAACGCAAATCGCCGCTTCAACGAAACTTCGAGTCGATCGAACTAGAACGCCGCAAAAGACTGAGAGACATCAATGCCTGGTGGACGCATCGCCCTCCTACTGATTCTTAGCCTTGCGCTGTGCTCCTGTGCGACAACCTCGCAAACGCAGGACGGCCCGCCGCCTAGCCCGGACAGCATCAGCTACTTCATCTACGAGTGGGACAAAGCCGAGCGAACAAACAAGCCCTGCCCGCAGGCTTACAGAGATTTGTTTGCAAAATCGCTCAAAGCGTTATCTGATAGCTTGGCAGAAACTGAAAGAGAGCGAGCGAGGCAGTGACCAGCCTCGCGGAAGCTAGTTCCCGCACCTTGCGGGCGATTGATTCGTTAGATCCGCAATTTCAAAAACAGGTCAGGGGATGGGTGAATGAGATGGTGACCAGCCGAATCGAGCCGCTGATTTACTGCGGCCGTCGCACCATGGAGGAGCAGGCCGCTCTTTATGCAAAAGGCAGGACGGATGGCAGTAGCAAGATCGTGACCAAGGCCAAGCCAGGGGAAAGTTATCATAATTACGGCCTGGCGTTTGATTGGGTGCCGTTAAAGCAGTCGGGCAAAAACGCGGATCTCTGGATCGCGGATTGGGACAATGAAACGGCTTTTCGCTTGGGCGAGCACGTGGGCGTTACCTTTGAGCTGGCTGCTATCTCTTGGGAAACAGGCCACCTGCAATCTAGTAAATACAAGAGCTGGCGTGACATCTCACGCAACTCCGTGGAACAAGTGCAGGTCAAAGACATCCGCAAAAAGAGCAAGGCTACAAGCCTAGTCAGTAACAGGCCGTGGAGTTCACGGTGACGCCCGAACATGAGAAGCATTTGGCGGGCATCTTGCGGGATTTAACCAGGGATCTGGACGCCAAGTACCGCAAAGGCCAAGACGAGCACGGTGGCGCGCTTTGGCGCAGGCCCGTGTGGAAAGATGCGTGGGAAGAGGTGCTCGATCTCTGCACCTACGTCCACACTCTAAAGATGCAGCTCTCCGTCATCGCGGAGATTGCGCTGATCGGGGCCAGCGACGAAAGCGTGGTGGCGGCTCAATCGCGGGAAAGTTGCCGTCAGATCCTAGCCGTGCTCGAGGGATTCCCGTCAGCTGCAGATAAGAAATGAAAACGATCCGCAAGTGGAAGCGGTGGCTGGCGGTGAGCTGTAGCCACGGACACCTAGCAAACGCGGCCGCTTGCCGTGCCGCCTTAGAGATGAAGCGGAGGTGGAAACCAGATATGACGCTGCACTTAGGGGATTTCGTCGATCTGTCCGGGCTAATGGGTAGCGCAAGGAAAGATCCAGATTCTCCCGAACGCAGTTCGTCCATTCGTGAGGACTTTGACGCTGGCCTTAATTTTGTTCGAGAACTAGGCGCAAACTGGATTTATGAGGGGAATCACGAGCATAGGCTCACAGCTCTACAATACTCGCCTAGCGCGATTGTGGCGCACTGCTGCACGTCTGCGAAGTCGGAGATCTACAATATGTGCAAGGATCTAAAGGCGCAGTATGTGCCTTATGATATTGAGAAAGGCTGGCGTATTCTAGGAGGCACGGCATTCGGCCACGGTTTCATGTTTTCAGAATCAGCCGTGCGCGACCACGTAGAGATGGTCAGAAAGCCTGTCGTCATGGGCCACTTGCATCGGGTTGATAGGATCGCAGGCCGTAGTTTCGGAGCGCCGGTTGGATGGTCGATCGGTTGCCTAGCTGATATTCCCAGCATGCACTACGCTCGGCGCCAGCGATCCGTTACCAGGTGGCAGCACGGCGTGGCGTGGGGCGAATATGTGGAAGGCGGGCAGGGGTGCACGGTGAACGTGCTCTCGCCAGTAGGAGGCGTATGGCGGTATCCAGTATAAAGTCAGATTGGGCAACCGTTCTGACGGAGTATGTCGCCGGGCATCGGCAGGAAGTGGTGCCAGCTGGATGGCTAACTAAAAACCAGATCGCCGAGCTATGGGGTAAGTCGGCAAACTACGCTAATAAACTCCTAGCACGATTGGTTGCAGATCGCAGGGCAGAGAAAAAAAGTTATGTAATCCGATTGCCTCACGTTGATTCAAGCGGAAAAAAGTTTCTAGGCCACTGCAGGAAGGTGCCGCACTACCGACTTATTGCGGGCAAATCGCCTAAAAGCTAACGTCTATTTTGTTTGGCCAGCTCTTTAACGAGCAGGGTGGTGATATATGCCGAAAGGGATAATCCACTTTTTTTGGCAAGACGCTCACCGTTGCGTTTTACTTTTGGGTCGATCGTAAGGTTTGTTTTCGCCTTTTTCATAGGGAGGATTGTATGCGTAATAAATACGCATTCAAGTTTAAAAAGAAAAGTTAATGCCCAAAAGAAAAGTGTTGCTAATACGCCGTGTGTGCGTAGCAAAGGCGTATGCCTCGTCGTCCACTCAGCGGTTTAAAAGCGGAAAAGACAAACATCGTTTTGCCCGTTGCGTTAAAAAAGGCATCACTAAAACTGGCCGCTGCCCGTCGCATTTCCCTTTCCCAACTCATCACCCAACTGCTTGCAAAAGCATCGGGAGAGCCAAGCTAGATACTTATGAGCTCGGGGCGCCTCAACGATACTTCCATGAAACTCCGCCAGGAGAACCGAGCTCTTTCCCTTCGCCAACTAGGCGCCGCTTACGGTTTGGGTTACGTTCGGATCAAGCAAATGCAGGCACTGCCTGGATTCCCACTGATCGCGGGAAAGGTAATTCCGTCTGATTTTGATCGGTGGAGGCTAATGCAGACTGGCCTAAGTTCACAGCATCGCGGAGATCGTCTACGCAGTGCCGTTGGTACAACTCATGCACTAACGTCGAAGAGTGATTCACGAGTCTCATGGCAACGGATTGAGAACAGCCTGAAAGCCGCAGTCTCGTCACTCGGGTTACCCGAAGGGAGTGGAAGCAGTGACGTTTAAGACCGCAAATATCCAGCAGCCTGCGCCAGCAAAGCGAGGCTCGCGTGCGGGGAACCTCACAAGTCATCTCGCGTCCCTCGGCCTTCATTCTAGCCAGCATGGGTTCAATAGCGGCCGGGATGGGAATGGAGAAGGATTTGCCAGCTCCTCCCTTGGGGCAGGGGAAGGTAAGGACGCGATTCTTCAGATCTACGCACTCAAGCGGGATCTGTGTTTCACGAAGTCTGCAGCCTGTAGCCAGGGCGATCTCGAAGCTGACTCGCATCCATTCGGGCACACCTTCCACAGCCAGAGCCTTCCGGGTAATTTTAATTTCATTGTCCGAAAAGACTGGTTTAACGCGGGCTATCGGGCCTCTTTTAATTCTGTAATCCAAAAGGGCAACGGAGTCCATTTTGCCCAGCAGTCGGCCTTGGCGGTAAATCCATTTAAGAATCTTCAGATCTTGGCAGGCTTGGTTCCTGCCCGCCTTGCCGCCGGACGTGCGGGGGAGGCTTTGGCGCCACTTCAAATAAATTTCACAATCGGATGGAGAAAACGCTTGCAGGGTTATTTTTTTTTCGATAATAAATCGCACAAGATGACGCCAGCAATTCCTGTAATACACTTTTGTCAGAGGGGAAACGGGATGATTCTCGATCAAATCCTCAACCCAATCGTGGCCGCTATCCGCTCGTTTTTCGTTGACTCCAATTCGAGCCGCTTCAGCCGTTGCCTTGGCGCGATGCAGGGTATTGTCGATTCGGTAGCGAGTGCTTTTTGTGCGCCACTTGCCCGTGGGATCTTTGAAGCGAATATAGAACCAAGGATTTCCTTTTTTAACGTAAGAATATGCCACAGTTACAAGGGTAACATTTGCTCAGTTTAAAGCAATAACACACAGCAACCATGCAAAGCATAATCAATCAAATCGAAGAAGGAGATAGAACCGTGGGTTCAAATCCCACCCCGTCCGATGCTTATCACTGCAACGACTTACGCCGAAACGGTAACACGGCGGTAATAACTGAGCCCAAAAAGGCTCACTACCAACAACTAAATTTAAATTCGCGGGGCGGGTACGATTTAACACCAGAAGCGTTCGTTTATCACCCTAACCCCGCCGTGTGCCGTATGTGGAACGCCCAGCACGAGGCCAGCAAATGATTTCGTGGGAAGTCATGCGGGATCTTGCGCAAGTATCGGCCTTAATCCTTGGCTGGCTATTGGCGATCGGTTGCGGAATCACCGGCCTGACCATTGGCGCGGTGATCTTTTTCTGGGTCGTAGATTTTATCCGCAAGGAGTTGCTGTGAGCGTACGCGACCTAGAGCAAGAGGGCGTATTGCC